TGGAGGGTGGGGCATTGATGCAGATGATTGGTGTTACCGGCTTAATGAAAAAATTGTAAAGTATAGGCTAAGTAATGGTAAGCCTGCACTTGGTAAAATATGGCTCCCACACGACGCAAGAGCAAAAACATTTGCAGCGAAACATTCAGCTCTTGAGATATTTATTAAAAACTTTGGCGCGGCTCATGTGGCAATAACTCCCAATAGTTCAATATCTGACAGAGTAAACGCGGCAAGAAAGATTGTGCAGCGGTGTGAGTTTAACGAAACGAAATGTGAGCAGGGCCTGGCAGGGCTTAGGGCGTGGTCATACGAATACGATGACAAGAGCAAAATATTTTCATCTATTCCTAAGCATGATTGGGCTTGTTTGGCTGGTGATTCTCTTGTTAAGACTAAGTTTGGCGATGTTCTGATTGACTGTATAAGCATTGGTGATTTCGTAGAAACACCAATTGGCTATTTACCCGTAACAGGATTGCATGAATATTTAGTCAATGAGCTAATTGAAATAACTCTATCAGATGGACGTAAGGTAACCTGCACTGGTAATCATAAATGGTTTTCTACAACTGGCTTGATTCATAGTGATGAGTTGTGTTATGATGATGTTTTATTCAGCGGAAACGAAATATCATGGAAACTAATATCATTGATTTCAACGGTCGCAGGTATTACAGACATACATCAGGCTATTACAGATTTACACCAACAAGGAAGCAAAGAAAGGAAGGCGTTAAGTCAAGAACATATCATCGTGACTTATGGGAGTTTCATAACGGAGTTATACAGGAAGATTGTGAAATACATCATATCGATGAAGATAAAAGCAATAACAGCATGGAAAACCTTGAGTGTCTTACAAGATCAAGGCATAAATCGTTGCATGGGCCGTCAAGCGGAAGAAAGTCGGCAAGATGGCATAGAACAGAAGAAGGAAAAAAGTTTCATAGCGAGCAGGGAAAAAAGAATTGGGAAAATGACAGGGAGGGAAGTGTTAAACGCGCTAAAGAAGCTCTTGAACTTGGAAGGGATAAGGCGGCAGAATGGCACAAAAGCGAGGCGGGTAAAAAATGGCACGGAGAGCAAAGTAAACAGGCATGGAAAAATAGAAAGATTTACACGAAAAATTGCACTGTTTGTAATAAAGAATTTACTACAGCTTGGCCGAATAGAAGCTATTATTGCGGGCCGAATTGTGGGGCTAAAGCATTTAGACTCAGAGAAAAAGGTGTATGACTTAACGGTTCAAGGTCACCACATGTATAAAGCAAATGGTATTTTATCGAGCAATTCACATGACGGGGACGGTTTTTCGTATGGTTGTTTGATAATGCAACAATTTAACCCGATAAGGCCAGAAGATAACGCGCCTAAATTTTGGGACCAGCAAACGCTTAACGAACTATGGAACGACAAGAGGAAGGATAGAAGAATATAATTGTACAATAACTAAAAATATGTTAATTTAATCAAGACAAGTGCCAGCAGACGCGGGAATCACATTGATAGAAGAGCAAAAAAGCGCACAGAAATGGAAAGACGAGCTTAAACGATACGAAAAGGTATCAAAAAAGTTTGTTGAGCAAGGGCGCAAAGTTGAAGAGCGTTACTTAGACGACCGCACCGCGCAAGATTCTCAAGACACGCGATTTAATATTCTTTGGTCAAATGTCCAGACCTTAAAACCGGCAATTTTTAGCCGCGTTCCTAAGCCGGAAGTATCCCGGCGATTCAAAGACGAGTCCCCTGTTGCCCGTACCGCGTGCGAGATTATAAAGCGCGTTTTATCCTACGAAATTACTCAATTTGGCGATTATCAAAGCGCCTTAGAAAATGCCGTTGAAAATAGGCTTTTGCCTGGGCGCGGTGTTGCCTGGGTGCGATATGAGCCAAAGATAGAAACAGTTGAAGAACCGCTTATTACAGATGATGTAGAAAGCGAGTCACTTGAAGAAAATGGCTTGGCAGGTCAAGAACCCTTGGAACAAATAGCCAGCGAATTGACACCAGTTGATTACGTTTACTGGGAAGATTTTTCCCATAGTCCAGCGCGAACCTGGGAAGAAGTAACTTGGGTTGCACGGCGCGTTTATATGGGCAAAGACGAAGGGCTTGAAAGATTCGGAGAATTGTTTGAAGGCGTTCCACTCACGCATTCACCAGACAAGGAAAAAGGATCGGCAGAAACCGAGCAAGACGACCAACAAAAAGCAGAAGTCATAGAGATATGGCACAAGCCGGACAAGCGCGTAATATGGATAGCGGAAGGCTACCCTAATATTCTTGATGAAAGAGACGACCCGCTAGAGCTTGGCGAGTTCTTTCCGTGTCCTAAGCCTTTACTTTCTACAACTACAACCAAGTCAATCATCCCTAAAGCTGATTATGTATTTTACCAGGATCAGGCGAAAGAGATTGATGAGCTATCAAGCCGAATCCGGCATTTAACAAAAGCACTACAGGTTAAAGGATTTTACGCAGCTGATGAACAGGCTTTATCGCGTCTTTTAAAAGAAGGCGAAGATGGGGTAATGATTCCAGTTACAAACTGGCATTCATTTGCTGATAAGGGAGGAATTAAAGGCGTTGTTGAATATTTCCCGCTTGGCGATATTGTAAACACTATTCAAACTCTTTACGCAGCGAGAGAACAAGCCAAGCAGGTCGTTTACGAAGTCACTGGCATCAGCGACATTATTCGTGGCGCTTCGGTAGCGAGCGAAACAGCCACGGCACAAAACATTAAAAGCCAGTTTGCAAGCCTTCGTTTATCAAAAATGAAAAACGATGTGGCGCGGTTTGCTTGTGATTTATTACGTATCAAAGCTGAAATTATCTGTACCAAATACCAGCCGCAAACATTAGTTGATGTATCAGGCATTATGCTAACCGATGATGCTCAGTATGTTGAACAAGCCATACAGCTTTTGAAAAACGAACCACAAAGAAACTTTCAGATTGATATTGAAAGCGATTCTCTTGTAGAGATTGATCAAAACCAGGACAAACAAGACCGTTTGGAGTTTTTAGCCGCGGCTAGTGGATTCATGGAAAAGGCCATCCAGGGCGCACAAGTAATGCCAGCAGCCGGGCCGCTCATGGCTGAAATGATGCTATTCGGTATCCGAGGTTTTAAGGTTGGCGCTACTCTTGAGGGATCATTTGAGAAAGCTATTGAGGCGATGAAATCCGATCAGGAACAGAAAGCACAACAGCCACCACAGCCAAGCCCAGAGCAAATTAAGCTCCAAGCGGATCAGCAGACGGCACAAGCAAAGTTACAGGCAGACCAACAAGCCTTTCAAGCAAAAATGCAGTTTGACGGACAAATTAAGCAACTCGAAATGCAACAAAACATGCAGATCGAGCAAATGAAATTGCAATATCAAAAGGAATGCGACCAATTAAAGGCCGAAACAGAGCGTTATAAGATTGAAGTTGATGCAAACGTCAGATTGCAAATTGCCGGCCTGAATTTACAGGCAGCGGAAGAAAGCGAGCCAGAAGAACAAAATGAATTAATGGAGTATTAAAAAATGCCACAAGCAGAACCTACTTACACAACACAAATTGTCAAAGCTTTAGATTCTTTTATAGATTCTAATCAAAATGTTGCTCTTGAAGGCCGTCAGCAGACGTACAGCATAGGCATAGATGATTACGCGCCTTATGCAACTCCAACAGACATATTTTTATTGCAGGGATCGGCAACACGAACGATAAAGATTACCAAGATTCGCATTTCAGGCGCGTCCACGGCTGCAAGTTCGATGGATTTGTATTTATTGAAACGCACTGCAGACAACACAGCAGGCACAAGAGCATCACAAGCCGCTGACGTAGTTAAGCATGACACGTTAGACGATGCAGCAACAGCAGTACCCTATCTTTACTCTGTCATTCCGACATCGCTAGGGGCCGGTAAAACTTTTCGTACAAAAGCAAGGCATTATTTTTCACGGTTAGGGGCAGCAGATCAATCAGACGAATTTATAGTTGACTTTGATATTCACAGATCAAAGCCTATTATTTTGAGAGGTGTTGCCGAGCAGTTAGCCATCAATTTAGGTGGCGCGGCTGTTCCTTCAGGTCTAATTTTATACATAAATGTTGAGTGGGTTGAGGAATAATGCCAACTTATGACTTCGAATGCAAGAAATGCGGCAAAGTACAGGAAGGATTTTTGAGGCTGTCTGATTGGGGAAACAATCCGGTTTGTTGCGGTGAAAAAACAAGCGTTAAGCTTTCGCCGGTCAATATTCAACCAGACAATACTTGCTATCGATCAATGCTTACCGGGGAAATGGTAACAAGTCGAAGCGCACATAGAGCGCATTTAAAACAGCATGGATGTATTGAGGTTGGCAACGAACAGCCAAAAGAAAAGCCGCCATGGACACCAAGCAATGAAGAAAAGCACCAACTACGCAACGAACTTTACAATAAACTATCAGGAATACCGCACTAATGAGCGACGAAAACGAAATCATCAACACAGATGAAGAAGATAACGATATTCGTACTGAGATTGGGGACGCTTTGCAAAAAGCAGACACCGAACCAGAAACAGGGTCAGCGCCTGAAACAATCCAGGAAGAATATAACGCGAAATTTGGCGGGTACAAACCAGAA